GCCGGAAAGGCATCATCAGGAACAAAGCCAGGTGGTAACGGCGCGTTTCCCGGGCGTTTTGTTACTTCCCGTTCCACACTGTTCAGCGTGGTGAATGACCGGCTGCATTCCAGATTCTGGCACTGATGATACTGGCGAATTGTCATATCCGTTATCTTACGGCTGGTACGCGTACGGGCCATGGCGCCGCAAAAAGGACATCGGAACATAATGGTGTTCCCCTTGTGGGGTTGAACTCCATTACATTTTATTCACTTTCTGCGATCCAGTCAGGTATTTTTGCTTCAAGCTCAATACGGGTGGTATAGCCGTTACTGTCAATCACATGTTCAACACGCGAGATTATCCAGTCCTGTACGTCTATTTTGTCCTTAAAACCACTTACTGTAACGTGCATTTCCGGGTAAAGCTCCGCGCGGCCGCGCGCCAGGGTGATTGAGAATTCTGCGGCACCGCGCTGCAGTTGCTGCCACTTTGCAGCCGCCGCACGCCTGGCCGCTGTTTCGTTCTGGTAAGTTTTCCGCAGGACATAGACGTTACCATCCGCACCCTCCATGTAGTCACCTTCCCGGCTGCTGCTTTTTTCTTTCACCGGTTTTGCAGGTTTGCGGCGCCTGACGCTGACTTTTTTCTTTTTGCCGAAATTAAGATCCAGCCAGTACGCACGAACGCCGGTATAGGCGTCACGGTCAGCAATACGAAAACTGTGACGATCACCGCTCATGCGGTTGACTGTTGCAGAAGGCAACGCCTTACCGTCAGCGCTCACGCCACCGCCTGGCATGATAAACAGCAGATACCCGTTTTTCACGGTGGCAATGGCGCCCAGCATTTCCGCCATGCGGGTGAGAAACGACATATCGCTTTCCTGTGTCTGGTCAGCGTGGTCTATCTCAATATTCATAAGCATTTCACTGATCTGCGCTTTCAGTCCGTAGCGGTGCGCAATGGCTGACACGACACGTTCGACGGTCACATCATGCCAGGAAACTTCACGTTTTACGTTCAGCCCTTCACGAAAGTCAGCACTGCGGGCGCTGATGCCAATGGCATCCGGCGGGCCTTCATGGGAAATCTCATCAACGGTATACAGTCCCTTGTATGTCAGCGGCTCACCCATCCAGCCAAACGACACCGCGATTTCCGCACCGCGCGGCGGCAGTGCAACAGCACCATCGGTATCATCAACAGAAATCGACAGCTGATCGGCATCAAAACCACGGTTGTCTGTCAGCGACAACGACATGATCCGCTCATCAAGTTGTGTCAGCACCTTTCCGCCCAGCGTGATACTGAATGCCGGGCTTTTTACCGCGTCTGTCAGCGACGCATTGTACCCGTCAATTGCACCGGTGATTTTCCCGCTCAGATCTGTCAGCGCCATGGTTCCCCCTTTTGTTCTGAGAAGGATCACACGCGCGCGGGAGAGTCAAAATCTGTTTTTGTTGTCACCTGTCTGTCAGACCGCTAATGACGTGAGCACGCGCCTGATGTGGTGGATTATCAGTGCGAACTCCAATAACGCAATGGTGATTAACATGCCTGAAACACGTTTTCACGGTGCACGCGTCCGGGAAAATACCGATCTGGAAACCGCCATCAATGACATTGATTCCAGTGTGATTGGTGTTGTGGCAGTTGCAGATGATGCCGACGCGGCGACCTTTCCCCTCAACACGCCCGTTCTGATAACGCGCGTCAGTACTGTGCTGGGCAAGGCGGGTGAAACCGGCTCCCTGTACAAAACGCTGAAAGCAATTTCCGACCAGGCCAGCCCAAAAGTGATTGTTGTCCGCGTTGCAGCAGCGGTCGAGGGTGAGGCTGGCGGTGAAACGCAGTCACAACTCATCATCGGCGGTACCGCTGAAGATGGCAGCTATACCGGGATGTATGCTTTTCTGACGGCTGAACAGAAGGTGGGGTATCGTCCGCGTATCCTCGCGGTTCCCGGTTATGACACAGAAGAAGTCACGGCATCGCTGTGCGTGATTGCGCAGAACCTGCGTGCATTCGCCTATGCCAGTTGCCACGGATGCAACACGATGGCAGAAGCGATTGCCTACCGTGACACTTTTGCCTACCGTGAGCTGATGCTTATCTGGCCTGACTTTATCGCGTTCAACCCGCAGACCGGCGAAAACGATATCTTCCCGGCGCCGGCATATGCCTGTGGCCTGCGCGCACGCATCGACAATGAACAGGGCTGGCACAAGTCGCTGTCCAACGTGACGGTAAACAACGTGCTGGGTATTTCGCATGATGTTTTCTGGGCGCTGCAGGCGGAAGACAGTGACGCTAACGAGCTGAACAACCACGAAGTGACCACGCTTATCAAGCGTAATGGCTTCCGGTTCTGGGGTAACCGTACCACTGACACCGATAAATACATCTTTGAGGTGTACACCAGGACATCGCAGATCACGGCTGACACCATGGCGGAAGCCCAGTTTGAGGATGTTGACAGCCCGCTGACACCTGCCAACGTCAAGGATGTGGTCAGTGGTATTAAGGGCAAACTCAGCGCGATGGTGACTGCCGGACAGTTGCTTGGTGGCGACTGCTGGTTTGACATCCTGGATAACCCGACAACCGGGCTGCGACAGGGACAGGTTCGCGTCCGTTACAACTACACACCGGTTCCGCCGATGGAAGATCTGACGATGTACCAGACCTTCACGGATGAATACTTCGGGCCGGCGTTCTCTTCTCTTGGGGGTGAATAATGGCTGTTCCTCACAAACTCCGTCTGTGCACCTGCTTTATCAATGGTGACAACTACATCGGGAAGGTGACGTCATTCACCCGTCCAAAACTCAGCCGCAAGACGGAAGATTTTCAGGGCGGCGGAATGATTGGTTCTGTTGCTGTTGACCTTGGTCTTGATGCCGGTGCGCTTGATTCCACTGTTGAATTCGGTGGTGTGATTAAAAAACTGTTCCTTGAGTTTGGTGCAGACATCGACGGCACCCGCCTGCGCTTTGCCGGTGAATACTATACAGACGGCGAAAGTCAGCTTGTCGAGGTTGAACTGCGCGGGCGCTTCACTGAGCTGGATGGCGGTGACAGTAAGCAGGGCGAGGATACGACGGAGAAGTACACCTTCAAGTCGACCTACTACAAGCTTTCGATCGACGACAAACCGATCATCGAAATCGACCTGCTGAACTTCATCTACAAGAAGAACGGTAAAAATATGTACCCTGACCGCATCATTTCTGCGCTGGGTATGGGTAACTGATCAACCTTACTGATGGCGGCACACGTTGCCGCCAGGAGCATCTGATAATGGTAAAGAAAACAGATAACGGGATCCCGCTGGTAAAACCGCTGGTTCGTGATGACAAAACCATCTCATCGGTCATCATCACTGATGAGATTAAGCAGGCCGGATCCCTGCGTGGTCTGAAACTCGTCAATGTCCTGAATATGGATGTTGATTCTGTTGCCACGCTGCTGACACGGGTGACCTCGCCAAGGCTCAAACTCGCAGAGATCTATGAAATGGAAACGCAGGATTTCATTTCCCTTTCTGAAGCGCTTGTCCCTTTTTTGACGCCTGCGGGTGCTGGCACATCGAGCGCGGCGGAGAAGGAGAATCCGTAACCGTTCTTCAGTTCGACGAGATTGATGATCTCGTCGCTGATATTGCCGTTGTTTTCAACTGGCCGCCCTCCGAAGTCTTCGCGATGGAGCTGGGCGACGTCATAGCCTGGCGCGAACGGGCGGCGGCCCGCAGTGGAGCCAGTGACGATGACCAGTCTTAATATCCGCGTTGCGTTCAGTGCAACAGATAAACTCACCCGTCCGATCAATGCTGCCCGCCAGAGTGTGGGCAGCCTGTCGGAGTCCATTCAAAAAACGCAGTCTGCCATTAAGGATCTCGACAGCCAGGCAAAAGGCTTTAACCGCCTGCGTGACAGCGTACAAAAAACCTCCCGCAAAATTGACGAAACCAGCCGTACGCTGGAAGGTCTGAACAAGGCGCAGCGGGATGGCGTTCAGCTTACTGACAAACAGCGCGAACACATGACTGCACTGGCGGCCAAACTGGAGCGTCTTAACACCACCCGCACAAAAGAGATGGAAAAACTGCGCGATGCCTCGCAGGCGCTGCGCGGTCATGGTGTGTCTCTGGCCGGCAGTGACAGGACGACAGAGAGCGCAATACGCCGTACAGAACAGTACAACCAGGCGCTTGAGCGCGAACGGCGCCAGCTTGCCACGGTCACACAGGCACAGGCGCGCTATTCCCGCATGAAGGAAGCCGGCGACAAACTGCAGAGTACCGGCATGAAGACCATGGCCGGCGGCGCCGCTGTATTTGCGCCTGTGGTTGCTGCCGTTAAAAGCTACAGCAACCTTGAAGACGCCATGAAAGGCGTGTCAAAACAGGTTAACGGGCTGCGAGACGATGACGGAAACCGTACATCACGCTATACGGAAATGCAGGGGGCGATTAAAAACGCCTCGGAAGAACTGCCCATGCCACGCGGCGCCGTCGATTATGCCGCACTGGTTGAGGGTGGCGCCCGTATGGGTGTGGCTGACAGTAACGATCCCTGGCAGAAACAGAAACAGGATCTGCTCAGCTTTGCCACCACTGCCGCCATGGCATCCAAGGCGTTTGAATTACCCGCTGACCAGCTTGCCGAAAGCATGGGCAGGATCGCCGGGCTGTATAAAATCCCCGTCAGGGATATTGCCAGTCTCGGCGACGTCATCAACTACCTGGACGATAACGCCAAGTCCAAAGGCTCAGACATTATTGACGTTCTGCAGCGCGTGGGGGGTGCTGCTGAACAGCTTGGCTACCAGAATGCGGCAGCCATTGGCTCCACGTTCCTGACACTCGGGGAAGAGTCGTCACGGGCGTCTAATGCGCTCACCGCAATGGTGCGAGAACTCAGTACAGCCACTGTACAGCCTGACAGATTTCTTGAGGGGCTGAATTCGCTCGGCCTGAGTGCTGAGAAAATACAGAAGAACATGGCAAAAGATGCCATGGGCACCATTATGACGGTGCTTGAAGCCACGAAAAAACTGGACGACAGCCAGCAGATGAGCGCACTCACCCGGATATTTGGTGATGATTACGCGACGGCAATAGCCAAACTCACTAACAACCTGCCTGAGCTGCGGCGACAGCTTGAGCTGACGCGCACCACCGCATCCAGAGGCTCCATGAAGCGGGAGTCAGACATTGATAAGGACTCCATTTCATCACAGTGGCTTATCACCACCGCCGCGCTGGGTAACAATTTCAGCGCGCTGGGCGAGTCCCTGAGAGTGCCGGCGATGGAGATCATGACGTCGCTCACTGGTGTGCTGCAAAAATTACGGGAATGGATTGAGACTAATCCTGAGCTTGTTGCCAGCATCATGAAGTTTATCGCTGTCGGTGGCACCATTCTGACGGTACTCGGCGCTGTCATGCTGGCAACCGGAATGCTGCTTGGACCACTCGGAAAGCTGCAGCTCGGTTTCAGTCTGCTGGGTAGCGGCGGCGGTATTGGCCGCGCCATCACGTTATTCGGTGCATTTCGCAATGTATCCGGTGGGGCGCTTACCGGCATCAGGGGGTGGGGAAGTGTCTTCACTGCCCTTTCCGGTGGTCTCGGCCGACTCGGTGGTTTGCTGGCACCGGTCAGGGGCATGCTGCTGTCGGTGTTTATCTCACCGCTGTCTGCAGTCAGTTCGCTGGGTCGCGTGATTGGTGGTCTGGTGTTGCGTCTGTCCGGGCTTCCTGCTGTCTGGAGCATGATCACTACCGGGGTGTCAATGCTCGGCGGCGTACTGTCATTTCTGCTGAGTCCTGTCGGCCTGGTTGTTGCCGCGCTTGTCGGCGGCGCTTTTCTCATCTGGAAATACTGGGATCAGATCACGGCGTTTCTGTCCGGTTACTTTGCCAGGATTATGGAAAAACTGGCACCCATACGGGAATCATTTTCCCGGTTCAGTCCGCTGTTTGATGCCATTGGTGAGGCGATAAGCCGGGTGTGGAACTGGTTTAAAGAACTGCTCTCACCGATGG